AGGTGGTCACGTGGAGGAAGATGAGTCGTTTGAGGAAGCAGCTCTGCGAGAGCTTCGCGAAGAAGCGAACATCGTGGGAAAGAATCCTACAGAACTTCTTCACGGGATGCATGGCGGCTACGACTCCAAGACTTTCCTTGTCACATCATACAAGGGTAAGATTAAGCACAACCTAGAATTTCTGGACCTCAAGTGGTTCTACGTCAGCGACATTCCCTGGGATTGCACAACTGACTATACCTCTGAAGCTATTGGCAAATATGTTAAAAAAGAGTTAGCAAAAAGCAGCGACATTGGGTTTCTTTTAGCCGCCGAAGAACTGCAGAAGAACATCATCCGCTCAGGTGGTGCTCCCGCGAACACTGTCTATGAGCTCACTCACGGTGATGCTCTTAAGATGGTTGGCAACGGCACGTTCAGGATGCTGCGCAACGCTGTTAAGGATATGGTGGACGAGGACTTCCGAGATGTCAAGATCGATAACTACACCTTACATATCCGCAAGCACACCAACGATGTCTACTCTGGTCGCGTAACTGATGGTATCAAGCAAATTCATCAGTTCACCAACAAGTCTCTTCCTGCAGTAAGTGCAGAACTTATGAGCGTGTTCGAGTGGTACTCTCCAGAAGATGAGAAAGAGTTGGAAGTGATGGACGAGTCCTCGCTGTCCGACGATGCCATCGACGGCGGACTAAACTCCTTAGTCGAGAACTACCGCAAGCACAACATCGTCAGCATCTACTCAGAGATGGAGAACATCCGCGAAGAGATGCGCAACGGCATGGCTGTAGACCTTCAGCAGGTCGAGCAGAAGATGATGAAGTTGTTCGACAAGTTAGAAGAGACGATCTTAGAGATCGGTACCAAGCATAACGAGCTTGGTAGTGAAGCCGGAGACGCAATCGACTTGCTTGAGTCTAAGCTTAAAGAGCTGCAGACCAAAATCGATGACCTCGGCAAGCGCCCGGTATCTGTGGATGCCTACTCAGCCGCTCCTAGGAATGATAAGAAGGTTCACGAAGAGTTCTATAGTTATCTACCCCGCCCTGAAGTCAATATATCCCCAGACGGTCATATTAAGATCTCATTCGGGTCCGAGTGGCAGCCTATGGAACGCGAGAACTTCCTCAAGGACCTCAAAGCTAGGGCAATCAAGCGCGGAGCGCACTAATGAGCGTTCACCTAGAGGTCGAGAGACTTCGCCTCGCACTATCCCGTGAAAATACCAACTTCACTGAGGTTCAGCATATCTGCGATGCCGCGACTGGGGAAATAAACGAAGCATTATTAAGCATTGTTTCCAACGCCGTTACCCAAGCATTGGATCATGCTCTATCTATAGGAGCTGATGCCTTCGTAGACGACATACAGATTCTCCCCAATGCTGATGGCTTGTACCAGATCTCCACGCACTCTGGTGTTATGGACTACTCTAGAGATAGTAAGGAGATGCTCCCAGCTCTTCTCAAGAATGCGAAGGTGAGCAAGGACGGTCACAGGTATAAGGTGATCCCGATACAGAAGAAAGACGCTAGGGTAGAACATAGTATGTTCAGCATGATGCAGTCTCAGCAAGATAGCATGGACGATGCAAGGGTGGCTCTTAGAGAGCAGGCAGGCAACCGAAAACTCAGCATTACTGCAGCATTGAGAGACGATCTTTCCAAGCAGGCAATGGCGGCGCGCACTATCGCCAGCACTCCACGCACCAAATCCGGAGAAGTCGAGTTCCGAACAGCTTCAGACAGACAGGACTCGTCCAGCGCATGGGTTATCCCGAACAAGGAGATGGATATGACAGAGTTTGTACAGGAGCTGAATCAGAGCATCTCAGATAGCGCCCATAACACCATAGCCAGTATAGTAGACTCATACTACTCATCATATGCAGGTACCTACTAATGGCGCACATAATACCACAAGTCGCTCTACATAGAATAATCTGGCAAGGTATTCAGATACTTAAGCAGAACCCAGCTGTTCTCGACGACATATTCCTCTACTACACAGTTGACCCCATCAACAGGGACTACGGGCAGAAGTATATAGACAACATCAAGAAATGGTTTATAGAAACAGAGATCCCAGTAGTACAAGCCTGGAGTCTCAATCCTCAGCAGGCACCGCAGATAGCTCTGCGACTAGCATCAGAACAGGAAGACGAGAGCAAGGCTGCTGTTGGAGACCACTGGGGCGAAGGCGAAGATAGTCAGATTGGCACTAGCCCGTTTGTGGTAAACCTGGACGTGCTCATAATGTCTTCGAAGAACGGGGATGAGGCCCTGTGGCTCTACTACATAGTCAACTACATCCTGTTCAAGAGAAAAAGACAAGCTGAGAGATTAGGCTTGCAATTACAGACATTTAGTGCAACTGATAACTCTAGAGATATGGGCAAGCTTGCCGACAATATATGGGTGCGCACTATCAAATACAGGTGCGTGGTTCAGAACTTCTGGGATTCAGAGCCGTATATCGATATCAGCGATATTGAGGTTGATGCTGCGGTCAGCAGCGGTACGACTGGAATAGAAGTAGAGATATAAGATTAGGTGGTATAGTAAGATATCATAGAACATGGAGACAGGTATGAAAGAAAAAAGTCTTAAGCATCAGATAAAAGAGATGGAAGATGCCCAGCGAGAGCTAGCGGCTGCGCCCATAACTCTGGATACGACAGTGAGCTTTGATCACTGGTGGATTCTCCTTAACAAGAGAATGTCACTTAGGCCACACCTCAAAGAGATCATGTGGGCTGACTTTAACTCCCGGGGATTGAAGAAAGAGGAACTAGTGGCTAGATATGACGAAGGTTTGAGACTTTTCGGACTTTAACCCATATTAGGTTAATCAATGTGCTATAATATGATTGCTAACTTGAAATTATCAGGAGGCCAACAAAATGGCGATTAATGTATCATTCAACGGCGCTACAATATACAAACCAGGTTCATATTCCAAGACGAATATAGATCTCGGCGGCGGCTTTCCGCTTGGTCCTGCAGGCTTGATCGCCGTTATCGGTGAAGCGGACGCTGGAGCACCTGGCGCTAGCGAGATCAATATCGCTAACAACCGCTTCCAAGCAGATCAGATCTCAACCATCCGCAACAAGTATCGAACTGGCCCGATCGTCGACTCTGCTGCGATGCTCTTCGCACCTGCAGCTGACGCTGCGATCCCCGGTGGAGCACAGACCGTTTGGTTCTACAAGACCAACGCTTCGGTTCGTGCAACGCTTGCTCTTGCAACTGCATACGGATCAGCTCGCGCTACTGAATGGGGTGTGGGCGGAAATAAGGTATCTGTTAAGAATGTCCTGGTCGCTGAGACTCCGGCTTCTGCAGTATCAACCGCTTCTTTCGCGGAACTCACGGTTCCAGCGGGTACTTTCTCGGTTCGCGTTAACGGTGGTGTTTCTACCACAGTAACCGTAGCAGGTACTTATGCTACCTACGCAGCTTATGTAGTTGACGTCGCAACCTGGTCTGTTCCTGGTATCACCTTTACTGCTGGCGGCTCAACCGGCGTTGCAACCCTCACTATCGCAATGGCAGCTGCTCCTACCGCTCATCAGAACGGCTGGGGACGTAGCTTTGAACTGGCTGACGGCACTAACTTGCCTCTTACTGCGGTTCTCGGCCTTAAGCACACCGTCGGACTTAAGACTCCTGCAGCTGAGCCAAGTGCCACTCTTACTCTGAACCAAACCCGCGACGGCATCACTGAGACTGATACTCTCGGCGGAGCAATCGTTCTAAACCTCGGCCACGACGGCACAGGCGGTGTCACTAGTGCTTCTGTGACCATCGACGCAACGAACATCACGCTCACGACCAACCTTGGACCAGTCGTTCTTCCTAAGTCAGGATTTGCGATTCTTAAGGAAGTTGTTGACGAGATCAATCTCGCAACCTACGGTGGCTGGACCGCGTCGCTCTCGAGCTCGCTCTACAACCAACTCTCTCCTTCAGTGCTTGACAATGTCACGACTGTTGGCGCTCTTTCTGCAACGACTGCAAAACCTGCACGAATCAAGAAGGATGCTTCTGATGTTGCTGACTTCTTCGCTGCAAGCTCTATGGCTTCTATCGAAAGCCAAGCGCTAAAAGGTCTTCCTGATGCACTGTCTGAGACTCTGCTGGCTGGTGGCGCTAAAGGCGGCACCTCTCCTGCAAGTATCGTAGCAGCTCTTGAGAAGTTCGAGAAGTTCCACGTGAACGCTATCGTGCCCCTCTTCTCTTGGGACGCAACTGCAGACATTGCTGACGCAGCAACTGACGCCAGTTCAACCTACACGATCGCCGGTATTCACCAAGCTGTGAAAACGCACATCTCCCTGATGAAGACCACCAAGCGCCGTTCTGAGCGTCAAGGGTACCTGTCTCTTAAAGACAGCTTCGCGGATTGTAAGACCATCGCTGGTGATCTGGCCGATGGACGTCTCCAACTTGCGATCCAAGACATTCGTCAGTCTGACGGCCAAGGCGTTATCAAGTGGTTCCAGCCATGGGCACTCTCGTGCTTGCTAGCTGGCGCACGTGGTGGTGCTCCTATCGGCGAACCTATGACGTTCAAGTTCTTGAACAACTCTGGTATTCGCCATACCGCACAGCCAATGTCAACCCCTGATGAGAATATCGTTACGGACTTCGATCCAGATCTTCAGGCAGACGAAGCTATCCAGTCGGGCATCTTCTTCCTTGAGAATCCTCAGACGGGCGGTTTCCGCGTAGTTGTAGATAATACGACCTACGGCCGAGACGATAACTTCGTCTTCAACCGCGCGAACGTTATCTACGCTGCTGACGTGGTTGCATTCAACCTGCGCAACGGCCTTGAGAACAGGTTCGTTGGTAAGAAGAATACGATCTCTGTAGCAGATGTAGCAAGTGTCGCTTCAAGTATCCTTAGCAGCTTCCTGCAGCAGGGTATCACGGTTGCTACTGCTGATGCCCCACAAGGATTCAAGAATCTTGTGGTCCGTATCGAGGGCAGTACAATCTATGTCGAAGTAACGATTAAGATTGTTGAGGGTATCGACTTCGTGTTGAGCGAGATCACGATCCAACGCGCTACTCAGGGCTAATAAGTACTAAGTTAAAAGAAGGGCCTGGTCGTAAGACTGGGCCCTTTTAATTAAAGCCATGATATGATCTATTTGAGTTGCATGAGCAGCTTTAAATATCGCAGTACGGTGAACCGAAACACCAGGAGACAGAGATGGCAGATAAAAAACCAGGTTTTATTACAGGCGCAAACGCCAAGCTGAAGATTGGCGGATTTGCAGTTGCATATGCAACCGATCTTCAATACAGAGAAGACGTGCAACATATCCCAATCTACGCTATGGGCAAGATTGATGCTCATGCGTATGAGCCAGTTGGCTACACAGTGAGTGGAAGCTTCTCTGTGATTCGCTACACGAAGAAAACCGGTGCTCAAGCGCCAGCAGCCAGTGCAGAAAATTCAGCCAACTCTCCAAGCCTATATCCTGAAGTTGGCGAGCAGATGGACCCAGGTCGCTGGCTTGCTTCGCAGACTGTAGATATTGAGCTGTTTGAGCGTAGCGGAAATGCTGACAATAACCTTGATGCTGCCTCTAAATCAGTTATCAAGATACTCGACTGCCGATTGACAAGACGCGGTATTACGCTGACCAAGCGCGGTGTTATGTCAGAGTCTTTTCAATTTGTTGGTGAGATACTTCAGGACAGCGATCAATCACCAAAGCCTAGTGGCCACACAGACTTAGCATAATAGGGGAATAATATGGCAGCGCTTAATCCATCGTTTATAAGTGGAGCATCCGCCAGGATCAAGGTTGGCGGAAAGACACTAGCTTATGCAACTGATCTATCTATCAACGTAACCATGGACACGATTCCTATCGAGAGTATCGGTAAGTATGAAGTCCACTCGAATGAGCCAAACCTCTACTCAGTAGATGGTTCGTTTAGGATTATCAGGTATTCGAAACGTGCTTCTGAAGCCCCAATCGCTAACGCCGCATCGGCAGCAGGAAACGATCCGCTCTATATCGGTACCGCATCTTCTACAGGTGCTTCTCCTGGTTCTGTAAAAGCTCATCTAGAGCCTGGTAGAATTCTTGGCTCTACAGGATTTGAGTTGGAGCTATATGACCAGCGTCAAGTGGCTGATACTGTTGGTCTCCCTGCTGCTGGAGCGATATCAGAAGTGCAGGTGTACTGGTTGCAAAATTGTCGTATAGTTTCTAGGACTGGTTCGCTTGATAGGCGCGGTGTGTTGACTGAGACATATAACTTTGTTGGTTTGCTGCACCAAGATAAAGATGCTGCTGCAACGGCAACACCAGATAACCCAAATCAAACAGACGCAAGTTAATACCTAGAGGTGTAACCCATGTCTGCAGCTCCTTTCTTCCTAACTGGTGCTAACGCCAAGATTCTCTTGAACAACAAGACTGTGGCGTACTGCACCAATGTCTCTTACAAGGTAACTGTACGACATGCGACACCCAGGGTGCTTGGCCGCTTTGAGGTAGAGACAATCCAGCCACTATCTTATGACGTTGTTGGAACCATGACGCTGATCAGGTATGCTGCTGGTTTAAAGGACTTTTTTGGTGGTCGCCATATAGATACGCCGGCTGCCATTAATCAAGCCGGCAACGGTTTAGGCAGCTTCGGTCCCTCGGGAATCGACGGCGTTGTTGCATCACTGGGTATACCCGACAGCAATCTTCCGTTCGATGGTGCGCCGGATGAGAATCTGGTCCCTGGACGACTGTTTCAATCCAAGCTGTTCAACATTGAGATACGACAAAAGTTGCCACCTCAAGAAACTAAACAATTTGGCAGTCTACGCTCGCGAGATATTATAGACAATGTACAAGCTGGCGGCGCTGGCGCCAACGCTACCAGCGAGACGACGGTTGTACTACTGCGGGGATGTCGAGTAGAGGAGTATAGCTTCACCTTGGATAGGAGATCTGTTGCCACAGTAACTCTATCCTTCAAAGCTCGATATGCCGATGACGATAGTGCTATCGCTCGCAAGTCTGGTGTCGGTCAGGAGCTTAGTTAATGGCTGATAAAGTCAACAATGCATTTACAAAAACCGCCCCTGGCTCAGGGCTAGTCGACAGCCTATTAAACA